AAAAATGCTGATACTGAATCCCTGTCCGAGCTGAGAGTTGCAGGAGATGTGCAACCCCTGCAGAAAAAAAAGAAGAGATGAAACTGCAGGTCAAAAAGATCAATACCGAGCAAAAAAGTGATACGGTCCGCAAGCCCAAAAAACCAGTAAGCAGGGCTAAAGCCTCTCCGAGCGGAGCGAGGACAACAAGTCGTAAACCGAAGGCAAAGAGGCGTTGAGGAGTCCACCCGAAATCCGTTCGCTCCCCTAAGTAATGAATCTGACTTTTTATCTAGTGAACTGTTTGTAATGTCCACCAAATCCACCAAGGGTAAACAGAACAAGACCACAAAAGAGAAAAGTACCATCAAAAAGAAACGATCCTCCCTCCAAAAGGAACAAGAGAAGAAGTGAGGCATTTTTTTGTGAAGACCAGAAAAATTCAAAAGCCCAGAGGAATTGAGAACGCTCTTTAATTGCTACCTAGCTAGCTGTCAGGAGCTAGTAAAAGTTCCAAAAGAGATTCCTGTGCAGACTGAGGAGGTAGACTGAGAACCGCTAGCAAACAGAAAAAAACCATGAATAAAGATGAAAAATAGTCTAATAACGGAATATACCATATCGGAACAGTGGAAACGGACAAAAGTTCCGACAAAATTAGGCTTTTATCTTTTTTTGGGTGGAATGAGCAGATCAACTTGGAGAGAGTATGAGATAAGGGAGGACTTTTCGGACACGGTAGAGGCTATCAATAACTTCTTTGAGCGAGTATTGGAAAGTGGAGGACTTGAGGGAACGATGAACCCTCAGATGGTGCAGTTCGTTCTCAATACGAGCTATGGAAGGAATCCGAAGAATGTTATTGAAGAGACCAGCGATTTCGTGCTAGATGAGAATGAATTGAGCGAGGATTAGTTTTTACTTTTAATTTCCAAAAAAATGAAAGCCAGCAACGATAAATACATCCACCATCAGAGATGGATCCTTAACTATTTTTCTGCAGTAAGATCCCTTTTTGTAAAGGGGACAATTCGCTTTAGGAGCGAGAAAAAAGGGATAATGCTGACCTACCATCAGGCAGAGCTTCAAGGCGGAGTTGTTGCTGAAGCAATGATCCCTTATAGATCTGATACCAACGAAGAAAAAAGAGGGACGGTGCGACTGGTTCAGGATTTTGTGATATCTTGTTTTTATGAATTTGAGCGAGATAAAAAGCCAATGAAGCTTAAAGACTTAGCTTGTCTGAGTGGAGTTGGTAGCTCCACGCTCGGAGAGCAGATAGAAAAAATCATCAAAAAAATGTCTAAACAGTTTATTTAGAATAGAAGCTATGGAAACGAACTTTTATAAAAAGAGCCGGAGGCTAAAACACTGCTACAAAATCGTAGGTAAAAAAGCAGCGGTTTTACCGTTTATAAAAAATAAAGCTCAAGAGATTGTTTCTGAAAAAATCCAAGAAATCAGACTCAAAAATAAAGGCAAGAAAATGCTTCAACTCCTCATTCTCAAGGGCAGACAGCTAGGAATTACGACCTATGCTTGTATCAATAACCTTGATGAAGTTATGGTCAAAAAGAATCTCAATACTGCAATCGTAGCACACAAGCTCACGAAGCAAAGGGAAATTTTCAAGAAAGTAGAATATGCATTTACCAAATTCCCTGAAGTAATCAAACTCAAAAATGGACAAATTTTTCGCAAACCAAAGACCAGATTTCAGACTTCCTCTGAAATTTTTCTCAAAACGAATTCAGGGATTCAAGTCACGCTAGACTCCAGATCAGGAACTTTTCAAAAGGTACATATTACTGAACTTGCCTTTCGCCCTGATGCGGAAGAGATGATTACAGGAACGCTTCCTTCTGTTCCTGATGAGGGTGGAGAGATTATTATTGAGACCACCGCAAACGGAGTTGGGAACTATTTCCATCAGCTCCGAACTGAGAGCTATCAGAATAAAGATGCAGAATGGCAATGCCTTTTTCTTTGATGGTGGCTTGCTGAGGAATATCAGCTTGAGGAAGGAGAAAAATCTGAAGAGAACTTCACACTCCCCAAAGAGCTCCAGCACCTCAATAATCCGATGATTGATGGGACAATCCTCACGGAAGAACAAAAAAGGCGATACCTTGCAAAATATAAATCACTAGGGAAAAGGTGTTTCCAAGAGTATCCCTCTACTCCAGAAGAAGCGTTCCTCAATACTGGAGATCCATTCTTTGATTTAGATATGGTAAAACAATACGCAAAACTTCCGTTTACGATTGATACGGAGTTTCCTGAATTGAGGATTTACAAGACACCGAAATATCGCTACTGCATGTATGGAGTAGATACTGCAGCCTGAGGAGAAGATGGCGACTTTTCCAGTATCAGAGTGAGGGATCAGGATTTAAATCTTTTAGCAGCGTATTATGGCAGAATAGAACCTGATGAACTTTGTAAAGTGATTGATCGCTTGATGAAGCTTGGTTATGTAGGAGTCTTAGGAATAGAAAGCAACAATACCGGTATCGCTACCATTGCTAAATCTAAAGAGTATGTTTGGCACTCCTTACTTTTCAAGGAGAAGACTGTAGACAAGACAACCAATAGAAGTACCCACAAGCTCGGTTGGAATACTAATGGTAAGACCAGACCACTCCTCCTTTCAGACTATAAGTCACTCTACACTGATGGGCTGATACCGAACATTGATGAATACCTCAGACACGAGATGTATACTTTCGTGTATAACGCAAAAAAGAGACCAGAAGCTTCCTTAGGGAATCATGATGATGCGGTAATGTCTGATGCGATTTGTTGCTATATGAGAGATCATGTAATCGTTATTCCGCACGGCTTAGAAGAATAACCGAAGAAATAAAAAAACTGACTATACTCTCACTGTTTATTTTTAATTTTTCAGAAATGCCACAACTTTCTAATGCGTTCCGCAACTTCATAACCAGCAAAAAAAAGTATGCTCTCGCCTATTCAAACGGAGAAAAAGCCTCAGGCTGGAGAAAGCAAATCTTCAAGATTAAAAGTCATCTTTCTGGCGTTCCAGAAAAGGACAAGCTCCTTTATATGACCTATAATTACTTTCGTTTGATTTCTAAGGCGTATGCCGACTATGAACTTGGAGAAGGAATAGAAGTTGTTTTTGAGCAGGAACATATTCAATCTAAGCTCGTGAAGCGAATGGATACTTCTAATATTCAACAGCTCCTCTATAACGCAATGCTCCAAAAATCCAAAGTCTGATTTTGTATTCTTCGTTGCCTCAATATCAAAGGAACCCCAAAAATAGAGAAAGTACCTATTACAAGCTATTTTTGTTCTACGCAAGGCGTAAGTGTCGGTGCAAGTTTTGAGGATCTACCAGAGCATCATATCGTAAGCATCTTTGAAGAAGAAGTGAATGGAAAATCAGAGCTTTTTGTAAAAATTGATAGCTATATCAAAGAAACTCAAGGCTGGAGAGGAGAATATGCAACCTACGAATATGATCCAAAAATGAAATTTGATTCAAGTAAGCTCAAAGGCGAAGTTATCAGGGAACCGTTGGAGCATTTGCCACTTTTCCTTTTTAATTCAGAGAATATTGAAGATGATATGCTTGAAGGAGAAGATCTCAAAGACAAAGAAGGAAGCTGAATCCTCAAGATGTTTTTCGCTGAGAGTGATTATGTAGATATTATTGATATTGTTCAAGATATTAACGACCGTCAAAGTCAGATTTCAGTTGAATTTATCAAACATTTAGGATCAAAAATCTCGCTCCCTAAGAGTTATTTTGATACTATGAAAAATCTGAGAATGGGAGAGCTTTTGAAAGGGAAGGATGACGGAAATGAAGCAATGAACGCTATTAGTAGCACGATAGATAACTTTGACTATATCACTCACGGGGATGGGGAAAGTCCAGCCCAGTATATTACCAAAGATTCAGGAATGCTAGAAAAAGCTTTTACCAAGATAGAAAGAGATATTAGAGCTATCAGTACTTTTACCGCTATCCCTATCTATATGCTTGGTTTAGAAACTGCCAGCTGAAACCGCCATGTAGGAACAGACGAAAAAGATTCTGAAGCTTTTCTCCAAAAAATCAAAAGGAGAAGATCAGTAGCTTATGCCAGCTTTCAGAAACTTTTTGCCTATATCGCTTGGATTCTTGGGGCTGAATATACTTTGCCTACCATTAAATATGCAAAGCTTCCAAATGGAGATTTGGAGAGCAAAGTCAGTATCGCAGCTCAAATGAAAGAGAATGGCTTTCTAAGTCAGAAAAGCTTAGTGAAGTTTGTGAATAATTTTGATGATGCAGAGTATGAGGAAGAAAAAAAGCTTCTTGATCAAGAACTCCTTGATGAATATGCAATCCAAGGAAAATATCCTGATTTAGATCCTAATGATGAAGAGTAATGAATATCCGAGATATCCTAGCAGATCCATTTTTGCCAGTAATGAGCCAACTCAAGGCTGACAAAAAGAGCTTTTTTGTTGAATGGATGCTTCTGACTTTGTGTGTATGTATTACTGCTTTTTTGCTAGTATTCCTTATCAGGCTTGCATGGATTTTACCTCCTGTATTGATGTAGATGAAGTACACTAAGCAAGATAAAATCCTGATGAATGCTTTTGTACAGGCTCAAAAAGATATTGAGCATTTTTATCTACAGGCACTTAGAGAGAAGAACCTGCAGAAAGCGAAATACTACGCCGAAAAAGCAAAACTGGTCGTTCAGGAATTACAAGAGGAATATCAAGACTGGGCATTAACTCGCTGAGCTGAGGAATATCTCAAAGGCTTCAAGCAGGTGGAGCACCTCAAACGAGGGACGCCGAAACGAGAACAGAAACTAGAAACCAACAAGATCTTTTTGCAAGTAGGGAAAGTGCATAAAGAGGCTGTCCTTGCACTTGTGCAGAGCGGAAACCGTGCAGTCTTTGCAACCTTAGATGGAATGAAGAGGGATATTACTTACTGATTGGCTCTTTTTAATCAAAAAGGAAAAGAAATCTGACTCCAGCACGAAATCCAATCCAAGCTTGGAGCTGGATTGCTGACCTGAAAGAGTTTACATTATCAGAAATCAGATTTAGTTTCTTTTTTCCAAAAAAAAGGACTCCAGCTGAGAGATAGAAGTTGAAGGAAACGAGATCCGCATACCTACGCAGAAATGCTCATCAGAACAGAAACCGCAAGAGCCTACAATGCAGGGATGATCAATAGAGCCTTGGAACTCTGAACAAGCAAATTTAGGATAGAGGAAAGCTGGAACTGTTGCTCAATTTGTGCTCAGTATAATGGGAAAGTAGTAGATATTAACAAAGGAGGCTATGATTTACCACCCTATCATCCCTCGTGCAGATGAAGTGTTGTGCCTCTATGGGAGGAAGATTGGGCTAGTGCAAGAATACAGGATACTCAACTTGATCCATTGTTTGAGAAGATTGGAAGCAATAAAAAGGTAGCCTTTATCTTTGACAATAGCCTTTCAAGAGAAACTTACGATATCATGAAATC